CCATTCTATACCAGAACCCGGTAAGTACAGGATTATTACTAAGGGTCCCGCGAACCTATATACTACGGTTCGCCCCTTTCAAAGGTACATCCTGAACTGTTGGAAACGGAGTCGTTTCGGGACGATGTCGCCAGACTTTGATATACTGTATCATGAACGTATGTTCTTCAGTAAGGATTTCGAAGGCAGCCCGGACGACGGAGAGAGTTATTGTTCTGCGGATTATGATGCCGCTACCGATAAACTTAAGATGGCAGCTACTCAAGTCTGCATCAGTAGAATTTTGGAAAACCTCGGTTGGAGTAAACTCCACCCTAAGTATGCCGAACTCTACTGTTGCGTCAAGGAGTGTCTGTCACCCGCCATTATTTGGTACCCTGACGGTGAAATTATTCGTCAACGGGGAGGACAACTGATGGGGAATCCATTGAGCTTTCCCCTCCTTTGTATGATCAATCTTAGCTGTTATATGAGGCTAAGACGTTTTCCGGAACGGGAGAATTACCGTTACCTGAAAACTAGGCTTTTTGTTAATGGAGACGATATCGTCTTCAGAGGAAGCGAGGCAGACTTTGACCTTTTTAAACAGTATGCAGGAGATGTAGGACTCGTGATAAATACGTCTAAAACGTATATCCATAAGAAATACTACCTGTTAAATTCTGTTCTAGGTATCAAAGGGAGTACCGTTGGTTATTACAACCGAGCACTTGCGTTAGGACATCGTGTTAAGAGTGAACCTTTAAGGCTCATCTCTCAGGCACGACTTGTGCAAGCCAAGTTGCTAGAAGGGAACCCGCCTGAGTTCCAGAAGAAGCTTATGACGATTTTCTATAGAACTCTTCGTGAGAAGATGAAGAAAATTATACCAAATACAAGGGACCATCCGGCCTATTTTCTGCCGAAGAGATTTGGTGGACTAGGTCTCCGAGAGTTGAGTGGCAAGCAGTTTTACTTAACCAACAGACAAAGGTCTGTGGCCACTTACCTTTTACAAAACCCCCACGAAGCTTATTTTTTAGAAAAAGCAGGAGATGAATTTAATACCTGCAAAAAGGCGCTTGAACTTTTTAAGCGTCTCAGTCCCCCGACAACTCTCATAAGAACAGAAGAGTTAGCTGAATTCTTACTTAAAGGTCGAGACGATCTGATGGTCATCGATTCAAAGGCGAGAGAAAGCCTTTTACTTAGATGCCTCAGCACGTTCGCGTGGTCCAAAGAAAGAACAACAAATGTACCCCATACATTGAGGATACACAAAAAGCTGCCAGACAAGATGCTTGGCTCGGCTATGAAAAGCCACAAGATACTTGCCTTAATCAACGATTATGCAGAAGTTATAGATTGTCACGTGCCCTCTTCAAGGGCAAAGAACGTAACACTTAATAACTATACAATTGAAGAACTTTTAAATAGACCATGCCAAAAAGAACTAATGGCAAAAGTAAGAATACCGGAGGGCGTATCGTCCTCAGGACTGGAGGAGTGAAGAAGAAGAGGAGGCCATTGGCCACCTCGGGCTATGAAGAAATCATAGTCCCTGCTGCAGAAAGCAGCGTTGTAAAGACCAGACGTCCCAAAATGAACTACAGCGAGGAAGGAAACCTTACCGTGGAACACAGGGAGTACTGGCATGATATAAGTGGAAGTACGGGGGAGTTTACCCTCGAAACCTTCGCCCTAAATCCTGGGCTAGAGGAGGTCTTTCCGTGGCTGGCACAGATTGCCGGTCGCTTTGAAAAGTACCGCTTCCACAAGGTCTGCGTTAAGTACGCGTGCAATTGCTCAACGAGCACACCCGGATTTGTAGGCCTGGCCATTGACGACGATGTCGCTGATGAAGATCCAGGTAATAGATCCGAGCTCTTGGCAATGGAGGGAGCAGTCACTGGACCTGCCTGGCATGAAATGGAAACATACATGCCTCTCAGGTCGAATAGGCAGTGGCGTTATACGAGGGTGGGAGACTACCCTACTGACACGGACCCCAGAACAAGCGACGCAGGAAAGATATTTATTGCGAACGGGAATCAGACTGCCACCAGTGGTATTGGATCCTTTTGGATCGACTACAAAGTGGAGTTATCTGTACCCCAGCTGCATATAAGTCCCCCCTCTTGTGCGATTAGTAGTGCGGTTGCCAATAAGATCTTTGGTACCACGGCTTCTATCAATCAGATAGGTACGGCTGTCAGTGTCTCCTCTGAGGATCAACTACTCTTTAAAAGAGCAGGAGAATACCTCGTAGAGATTATAGGCACTGGAACCTCCCCGGTTTTCACGGGAGATCCAGTCGTAACCAACGGAGGAACTGTATTTTCAGTTGCAAATCTTTCAAACGCCTCTTATGTAGCGGCGTCATGGATAGTGAAGGTGTTTGTCGGCACCGTCTTGAACTTCTCGGGCATTCTATCGTCCGGTTCTCTTTCGAGTACCGCGACTCAGTTCGCTTCACGGAAGTACGAGCTTTAAACCAACTCAAAGACACTAACCATCAGGGCTCTAAAGGGCTCTTAGTTCCTTTATGTAACTAGATAAGGCGTCCAGATCTTTGGACTCCGCTCTTATACAATGAGAAGAGCGACTGTTAGCTAATCAGGCTAACAATGGCCTCTAGAGTACCTGGC